TTTCATAACCCATGCCGTTTGTCGTAATTGTTACGCGCTCAGGTGCAATGCGTTCCATTGCGCGAATTTTTCCTGTGTCTGCGTATCTGTCCATAACGTACGCATACGCTGAAGGAAAGAAAAACAAATCCGAAATAATCCAAGCCCAAAATGTTGACCCCGGAATTCGTGGGTCAGGTTGATTGATAACACGCGGTTGCGTTACCTTTTCGCCTGTTGCCTCGTTGCGTGTGTGCATTGGCAATGACGCAATTGTTTGAATAATTCCAAGCGCACGCGCAACGGTTGGAACACTCATTGCCTCGGCGCGTGAAGCCGTAACGATTCCACCGAATAAAAATAAATTTCCAACTTCGGTGTAATAAGGCGCAATTGCCGCTGCGTCGACGTTTAAAGTTTCGGCTGGAACGGCAGCCTCAACTTTCGGCGTAAATAGATCACGAAATCCCATGCCCAAATTGTGTCAGGCTTATACGATCAACCAACCATGATGTCAAGATCATTCTCTGGGCGTGTCGCGAAGTGTGAAACGAGACTGACTGCCACTGCACCGCAAACGACCGATTTTGACGCCCTTCTTCCTATAATCCAGCCGCCGTCCCCACGACGCAATTGCACCGCCGCTAACACTTCCTCGCTCAATTGACTTTGTCCCCTGTGTTTTAGGCGACCACTATTGATCGCCGACAACATTTCGTCACACGCTTGCGGATAAGCGTTGTCCATGTCGAAAACGGGAATTCCTGCGGGTGCAAGTCGGGCTGCGACCGCCCCACTGGTTTTTCTCGAATAAAGAACGTATTCGGTTGGATACTTGCGCGCGTAATCTGCCAATTCGTTTGCAATTGCTTTGTCGTCCAATTGCAATTCATTTGTCCAAGTGTGAAGTAACTTAACCACAAACTTTTCGCTTCCAAGTTTTTGCGCGCCAACCAAACTTGCGTGCCGTCTATCTGGTGAAAGGTCAATTGCCAACCATGTGAGTTTGTCTGGGTCAAGGTCAACGGTTTTGTCAAGACAATTACCCCAAGACGCAGAATCGACCGCGCTATTGATCGCAACAACCCAGCGGCACAAAACTTCAGTCATTACCACGTCAGGCGGGTCGTTCAAAACGCTTTTGATGTTGTCAGGGTGGAACAAATACCCCATTGAAGGGTTTGAATGCCGTGCGTTCTCCACGCTCATTTCGTCAGTCGGTGCTGACCATTCAAAATAACCAATGTCGTCTTGCACTCCGCCAATGCTTGCAAGGGCACGATCGCGAAACGCGTTAAGCACGACTGAACTAGAATCCCCCGCGTTCGTGTACGCCATGACCATTGGATTTTGCGCCGCCATAAGGGTGTAGCGCAGCGAAGCAAACGATTCAATGTCCGTCATTTCGCGCAATTCGTCCAAATGGATTGTCGAAGGTCTAGAAACGCCGCGAGCAGCCGAACCGCCCGCACGCACAATAAACCGATTGCCAGTCATGGTCTCAATTTCTTCGCCACCGTGTTGCCAGCGAATCTTTTTGACCTGTTTTGCTAAGTTGTCATTGCCTTCGATCATTTGAACCATTGCCCTGAATTGTTCCAGTGACGTGGACAAGCGGTGTGCCGAACCTATTTGCAGTTTTTCGTCCCATAGGAAAAGACCACCCATGATTCTGATTAACTGTAAAAAACTTTTCCCTTGTTGTCTTGCTACGACGATTGTATTCACAGGGGTCGCCCACCTGCCGTCGGGTTTGACTTTGTGTGTGTGAATAAGCGCGAACTTCTGCCATTCCATAAGTTCAATGCCCAAACTCGACGCAAGATCGACCAATTCACCCCCGCGTGACGGTAAATCGTTCAATGGCGTGTGAATTCTGGGCGTTTGAACGCCAAATAGCGTGTTTTCGCCTTCTGTGTCCCTACCCAAAACCGTTTGAAGCCCGTTTAAGCCTTCTTCGGTCGGTTGGTGACCTTCTATGACCTTTTCAGTCATTTTCGTGGCTCTTTGAATCGTTTTTGGGGGAATGTAATACAGGAAGGGTCAGGGGTGTCAAACTGCCGCTAAAAAACCTACCCCCCTTGCTTGAATTGCATGAAACGCACAATGTTTGAAGATTCCAGTCTTCATCACTTCCACCGTGTTGTCTTGGAATTATGTGATCGACCGAGTTACCTTCCATTCCACACGCTTGGCAAGTGTGCCCGTCACGATTCAAGATTCGTTGCCTTATCTTTCGCCATTGGCTAGTGCTTCCAGTGTCCCGAAGTGCGCTTGCCATTAGTAATAGTTCCTTTCCTGATGAAATGCCCAAGCCTTGCATGGCGTTTGATAACGTTTTGTAATGTAACGAAGCGTTGCGTCAATTTGGCGATAAGGGTCAAGTGTTCCATAGTGCTTTGATCTCATCTGACCTAACCCCCAGTGCGACCCGTTCCGCGCAGTGTATGACCACCGACTTTCCTTTGTAATTATGCGGTTGAAGCATTGAAATTCTTTGTAATCAAGAATTCTTGAATGTGCATAAAGTTTCAAATGGTCTATTGAATAATTGGCTGCATTGGCGTTTTGTATCCCTGTTATCGAAGTAACCGCCAAAATGGCAATACCCGCCCCAAACCGTTTTCTGCGCTTCAGCGAACTAACCGCCAACGCGGTTCGCTTCTCGCGAAGAAATCGTATCGCCTTTGTCAACGATTGAATAACTTCACGCATGACGTTGGGCGTGTCCCACACCTTTTGCACCCCTGTGCATAACTGTTGTGGATAACTTTTCATTGATGACCCCAGCCTTTACCCTTGAATTGAATTCCAAAGGTTGAGTACCTTCGGCTCATGTTTGCCCCGCAGCAGATTGGTTGGTTTTCGTCGTGGATTGACTTATCCACTTCAACACGGATTTTGCACACTGTGCATTCAAACTCATAGATTGGCATTGAAACTTCCTATCTGTGCAACCCCCATGACTTCGCACTTGGTGCATTGAATCACTTCCACACCTTCTGGAAGGTTGTCGGTAATCCTGTGAATTAACTGCTTTGTGATCTTTTTGCATTTTCGGCACTCAAACTGAACTGTGTCCATAATTGCTTCTCCGTAAATTCTCAATTGGCTGCAAGTTTATTTGTGTCACCCACCAGTTAGGTTGTTTGGTGTGTCGATACTTGGGACGCTTTGCCATAGCAATGGGAATCCAACCCGCAATGAAATAGTTTGGAGATTCACCAGTTACCAGAATTGCCACGTCATTAGGTCGATCGTATTCGTGAACAACTAAATGACCGGCAACATACTTAGTCCAACGAACTTCAAAATGACTGCCAACGTCGGCTTTGACTTTGCCCTTTTGTTCAAACGGGTCAAATTCAACACCTAAGTATTTTGCCACGACCCATTCGCTACCAATGCTTTGTGCGTCCTGTGCGATCAGGTCATGCAAGGGTTTGTCCATTGAATAACCACCTTCACGGGTTTGCCAATAATCCGTGTTTTTGCTTGCTAAATGCAATGCCGCTTGATGACATGTAAATTCTTCTTCACGCGTCAATGTCATTTTCATCTGCAACCCGCACAAAACCAAATTATCTTTTCGCCGCGGTCATAGCCTTTTTGGTAGCCAAAAGCGTCGAACTTTGTCAGCATTGAACACTTGTCGCATTGCTCAACTTTGTATTCTGCGATTACCTCACCGTTTTCCATAAGTTTTGCCGTCATGGTTTGTGGATAAATGATTTCGATAAAGTCACTCATACTTGGGGTTCCCATTTGCCAGTTGATCGAAGGACGTACCAACGCGGTGTGCATTGCGTTGCCTTTGTGCGCTCAGTGCAAAAGTAACCGCCCCAAGACTTTGGCGCGCCTTCGTGTGACTGTTTCCAGATCATGTGCCCGTGACTGCACTGCGGTGCTTCCTGTACCAATTCGCCGCCCAATTGCTTGGCAATTTCGTCCATGCTTGACCCAAATGAAGGGATACCAGATTGCTCGGCTTCAGCGGCGGTTTTGTAACTCGGCACGTCTCCAAATTTGGTCGTCCAATAATCCGTCGAATCTGTGTTGGCAATTTTGGCTGGTGTCTTTTCAACCTGTTCCATGACTTCCCGTGTGCTTCTCTCAGCACCGCCCATGACAAGTTGTTGCACCCTCATGATTGCTGAAGTTGTCGAATCTTCGACAAACCAACGGCGCATGTTGGGCTGGTACGCGCCTTGATAGCCATAAGCAAAATCAATACCCGCTGGGTGCAGATCAGTGTCATTTCGGAACGCTTTTGCTTCAATTAAGACATAACCTTTTTCGGCACTAAATTCGACAATGCGCGTTTCAATGCGTCCAAGTGGAAATGTGCGATTCCAGCGTTCTAGTCTTTCGCGTGAAGCCTCGTAATTGTCCAAGAACCCCATTAGTTGACCGCCTTGTTGCTCATGTGGCGAACCATTGCCTTACGTCGCGCCATGCCTTCGCGCTTGCCTTCTTTAAAGCCTTTTGCGTATCCAGCAGCGGCTGAAATGACCATAAGAATGATTGCAAGCACCAAACGACCCAACGTTTCTGGGTCTAATAAATCAAGTACCATTTTGAATTCTCCCGATTCTTGGCGGTAGGACTACCACCTGAACTCAGGGTGACGCATGATCGGCGCGCGGTCAAGAACCTTGCGTGTTTGTCGGCGTGTCTAACGGCTTTGGTTTGGATTTCAGTCCATTGCCAGCAAGTACGCCGCCCAACGAACCAGTCAGAAAAATTGCCAGTGTTTTCAAAAGATCAATAAAGGCTGCGTCGTTGGGTGCTTGGGCACTGACTGGTTGAGTGACAAAAATCAGCGCGTAGGTTATGCCGACGGTTACCACTAAAAACACCGCGGCAAGGGTTGAACCAATTATCAAAATGAGTTGCGCGTGGATTTCTTCAGGCGATTTACGGCGTGCGGGTCTGTTTCGATTCAATTCCAAGTAGGTCGTCAGTGCATGTTCCAGTCGGGATACATGCGGGGGGTTGACATTCCGCTTTTGACCAGTTTTCGAATTCTTGGCACTCATAGCGCACCCAGCCGTCATAGCCGCAAGCGGACATGGTTAGTGCAAGTGCCCAAACCAACCATGCCGCCGCGACTTTTCGGGCTACTTCCCCGTTAACCCGAAACTCTTATCTTGCGGGTTCAACCAGCGCAAGATCACTGGTGCAACCGCTGCAACACCTGCCATTGCAAGTGTCTTTGGGTCAGTAACTCCCGCCATGTAAAGCGCAAGTGCTGCTGCCATAAATGAGCGCGCCCATGACGCTGCTAAGGCTTTGGCTTTGTCCATTTTTTTGTCTCCTTCTTTGGTTTGTCTCCCGAAGTTGGAACTGCAACCGTTGGGAATTCGCCCGCATACGGAACGAACTTTGGAATTCCAAAACCCACGATTTCTTTTCCTGCCCCGTACGAACGAACCTTCACCATAACCATTCCGCCATTGCGCTGGTCGCCTGTCCCGCTGGTGTTTCCTTCGATCGTTAAGCAAGTCTTTGAATCGATCAGTCCCACAACAATTCCGATGTGTGAAATACGATCAACGCCGTCATGCGGAAAGTCCATGAACGCCAAGTAACCTAGTTGTGGCATACTTGACCAACGCTGAATTTCCTTAAATTTGTGTGCGCCTTGTGCAGTGCCAACCACTGAATGAATCTTGACGCCCGCTTCATTTGCACACCAATTGACAAATGAACCGCACCACGGCAAACCGTCTGCCTTTGTAAATTTGCCGTACTTTGTCAGGTTGTCGCCTTCCTCAATTGTTCCAACCTCAGCGGCTGCAACCTCGATCAACCTAGCGTTCGTGCCTTGCGGGTATGTCATTCGTCAGCAACCATTGGTGTGAAGTGTTCCGCTTTCATTCTAATTCCTTTTTAATAGCCTGAATAGTCGGGCATCGTTCCCACATCATTACAGTCATACAACCTTTACAAATTCGCACAGAAGTAGGTGCAATCCGTAATGGCTTATGCAATTCCGCTACTGCACGAAGTGAACCTTTCATAAAGATTGCATCGTGATTCATCATTTTCTCTATTGAAACCAGCAATTCATCGTGTGTCATAGCAATTACTCTATCACGAGTGGTGTGGATTGTTCCGCTTGCATAGCATCATAAGTTGATTTCAGCATAGAGGTTTGTGACCCGTCTGCGTGTTCAATCAAAGCGTGAGTTTCTTTTACGCCGTGTGTTTCAATCTCAATAAAAGTAATTTTGTCCATTTTTATAACTCCGCACTAAACGCTAGATAAGCACTTGTTGAATTGCTTGCATACAATGTGTAATTAGTTCCAGCAGTTAGACCGCTAGCAACAGTAAGAATAATTCCAGGAGTATCTTTGCTACCTTGATTTCCAATTAAAGATAGCGCGGTTACTGCTGCATTTGACCCACCAGGATAATTTTCTACCGCAAGTGTTGAACTTTCAACCGCAGTTGGCGCTACACGCATTGTAACAGGCAATTTAGGATAAAAATCTGCTTGAGTGGTACTGCGACCCACTCCACGCCAAAATGCTTCATAAGCAGAACTTCCACCTGTTCGCCAGTAGTAACGCTGGCAAGCGGCTAATTCTCCTTGAATTGTTCCAGTTGCAGTCTGGAAAGCGGTAGCAGTATTTGATGCTTCTAGTTGCATACCCCAAACATCAACAGTTGTTGTTGTTCCTGCTGCAAGTCGCAACGGCAAAAGAACTAAACAATTATTTGTGCCAATAGTCTTTCCTGAAATGCTTGGAATTGTAAAAGTTTGGCTAAAACGTGTCCAAGTTGTTGTTATCGTGCTTGTTGCAAGTGCAACTGAAGCATCAGCAGACCCCCCTGAACCAAAACGTTGGATGTAATAAGGTTCATTTGTTAATGTTCCTGTTGAGCATTTTGCCCAATAAGAAAGAGTTACAGTCTGACCAGCAAAAGTACGGACATCCTCTAATTTAGTTTGCAAATTAGAAAATGAACCACTTGTGCCTGGTGTCCAGCGTAAAAAGTATTCGCCTTCGTAACCTGCAACGGGTGCGGTTCCTGGTGTAAAAGTTTGACGTGAAGCACCCATACTTGTACGGTCACCGTCTACAAGCCAACGGTCAGCAGAATAACCGCCCGAACCAGAAAATGTAAAAGTGGTTCCACGTTGCCAAATTGAGTAATCTGAATTTAGAACTTTGTTCTTACCCGCTGCAAAATTGCCTTGATAGCGCAAGCCTGTAGAAGTGGAACTATCTGCTACGAGTGTCTCACCATTTGCACCGACTGCAAGGCGCGCTGGGACGTCGCTACCTGTCGCCGAAATTAAATCTCCTTTGGCGTCCACGATCGTGTTTTGAATTGCGTTTGCGTCGTCTGAAGTTACCCATGTGAAGTCCATGTCAGTGTTTGACGCCTTAGACAAAACCTGACCAGTTGTGCCGCCAAGCAAGTCAGCCATTGAAGTGGCAACTGCTTGACCAAAAACTTCAAAATCTGCTGGCAAGTCCGTTACTAAATCGCTCGCCGTCGGCATTTGCCATGAAAAGGGGGTAGTCGGGTTCGTCATAGGTTTTCTCCTTCTTAGGTGATAATTGTTGCACGCGCCCAGTCAAGCGTTGGCGACACGCCCGACCAAGCAAATGCGTTTGAAATTTCGTCCCATTCCAGTGCTTGCAATGAGTACGCGGTTGGGGAGACAAGCAGTGAAACCGATAATTGGTTGTAACTAGCCTGAAAAGACCAACCTTCAACAAAGCCTTGAAAAATTGTTCCCATGTTTGTAGGTAAATCCGCAATGGACACTGCTTCACCCATAAAAACATTGAGCAAATTGTCACGATCTGCGTCGTCAATTTCAGGATTTGTCAGGTCAAACGTAATTTCGCTAAAAATTGGTTGCGGGTCTTTTCTAAGGGCTAAGTAAAAATCAGCCTGAAATTCTGCGTCAACCGCATTTTCAAGGGTTGTGTCGATTATTTGCCCAAGATTTCCATAAGATAAAATTGAAACCGTGTCACTTGCGGTTTTTTCTTGCCCATTTTTGTATTGAATCGTTATTTCATTTCGAACGTCGCCCGCGCGCGTTTCAACACGCAATCCACCCGCCCGAGCATGGTTGGCGGTTAGGTCAACGTATCCGTTAGCCGATAGGTATTGGCTTCGGTGAATTGCGTCCGCGTAAGAAATGCGCCCAAATGCGTCTTCGTAAAGGTATCCCAACCCCGAAGTTGCTAAACCTGAAACTAATGAATAAACGTCCGTTCGTTGTGACGATCGTGCGGTCAGTTCGTATTCTCCGGGCGTGTCTATCTCTCCCAGCCCAGTGTTTTCAGCCGTTGCCCATGTCACCGTTGGGTCATAGTCTGACCATTCCAATGCCGCTGGCACTTCATTCCAACTGTTGACAAGTAAATCGGTCAGCAATGACAAAATTTGATTGCCGTCAAAATCCTTTGAAAGTACGCCGTCGGTCAACGCCTTTTGAAGTCTGGACAATGCACCCAATGCCGTGATTGTGTAAGTTTGCGTAAAAGTCGTAGAACCTACGTCGCGCACTTCCAAACCAATGTCCACGACGCTGCCACCGAAAATTGGAACAAAAACGTTTGAAGTGTCTTTAATTTGAACCGAAATGCTTGAATTTATAGAAACGGGAATTGTTGCTTGATTTACGTCAATTAATTCAATGTTGACATAACCCGCTTGGGCTTGTTCGTAAATGTTTCTTCGACCGCTGCGAATAATCAAGTTGGATAAAATGGCTTGGGTGTATTCCGTGCCGTCTATTTCGACTTTCCAAACGGGATTCCATTGGGTCATTAGATTGCCTGAAGTTGTCCCGCGCCGCCTGTGCCGCGATAGTAACTTGAATTCAGTGTTTCAACAATTGTTCGTGCGGTGCCTTCTTTATCAATTGCCCCGTTAACGGTTACGTTAATTGTTGGTTGTGCTGAAGCAGCCATAATTCCCGCCAATGTGTTGGTATTGACGCCCGACGTACCGAACGCAAAAGGTCTATTGGAAGCGGCTTCAATGCCAGCCAGCGTCGTTGTCCCGCTAGTAAAGTTGTCAAATGCCCCAGCAATGTTAGTAATTGCTTCGGTTGCTTTTTTTGTTACTACTGCAACTGCACCCGTGCCTGTGCCGCCGCCACCTGTGCCACCACCACCGCCTGTAATTGAAGGAATTGTCCCGCCCCCAAGACCACCGCCCGTTCCACCACCACCACCGCCACCAGCAGTTCCACCACCAGTGACAAACGGTTGACCATTTGGCATTGTGCCTGAAAAACCACCAGCACCGCCAACCCCTAGCCCAGCAGTTGAAATGTCACCTTTGCCCGCTAACGCGTTTGCCCCTGCCAAAACGGCTGCGGCAAGTGCAACTGCACCCACACCCAACAATGGATTTAGGGCAAACGCCGTGGCAACCCCAGCAACGATCGCGGAAGCCTTCAATAAATTGTAAGCCTTAATCAAACTCGTAATCAAAACAATTGTTGCTTGAACCGCAGCAGCAATTTTGGAAACAACAAAAACGGTTGCCAAAACCGCGGCGACTGCAATAAGTTCGTCTTTTAAGGAAACGACAATTGCAATGACTTTTCTGACACGTTCACCCCAAACGCGGGCTGTTAACTCCGATTCCGTCAAACTTTCGTTAACACCGTCTTTGCCTGTTAAACCATTTGCAAATTGCTTGATCAAAGGAATGATGTTTTGAGAAAATGCAGTGGCAAGTTCAAGGACAATTGGAAGCAACGCTTCGCCAATGATTAGTTTTGTGTTTTCTAATTCAGCACGCAAAATTTTAGTTTGGTTGGCTAGACCGCCCGACGTACGGGCGAAGTCACCCTGAGCAGCAGTCGTTTGTTCATAAATAACCTTTTGAGCAGCCAAGACTTTTTGTTGCGGTGTAAGCGCGTTTTTGGTCGTGCTAATTAAACCTAATTCAAGGGCTGCGTTTTTCAACGTTGCGTCGTTTAACAAAACACCAAATTTACGCAATGGTTCGGCTTCTCCACGAAGTGCTGAACCAATGGCGTTAATTGCTTCTTCTTGCGGAACGTTATTAAACGAAGAAAGATCAGCCGCTAATTTCACAAAGTCGGTTGAAAAATCAGTCAATGATTTGCCGCTAAGACCAGCCGACTTTCCAAAAATAGCAAAATTGGCAGCAGCGTCCAACGCTTCTTGTTTTGTTTGTCCCAGCGACTGAGCAGCACCGTCAGCAAACTTTTCAATTTCCTTTGCTGAATCCCCAAACAACACGCCAACTTTAGAAATGGTTTCGCCAAGATCGGAAGCGGCTTTGATTGAATCGATTGCCAATTTGCCAGCAAAAACCACTGCGGCAGCCGTTGCCACTTTAAACGCGGTCGTTATTTTGTCGCTGAAACCCTTTAACTTTCCTGTGAAACTGGAAATGTCTTGTTCGCCAGTTTTTAAGGATTTGTTGAGTTTATCAACATCAGCCAAAATGGAAAGTTTAAGCGTGCGACTTCGATCAGCCATTAGTTAAACTCCTTCACTATTTCGTCAAACGATTGTTCCCACCGTTTTACGATTTCAGGCTGCACGCTTCGAAGCGTTGGGTAAATGAACCAACCCCGCGAACCGCGACCTTCACGACCCGACCAAACTGGGAATTGCTTATAGCGATTTGAACCGAATTCGTAACCGCCCCACAATTGCTGCGTTGTGCCGCCACCGCTTAACTTTTGACTAGCAAAACCAAAAGAGATTTCGCCAATTTTTGACGACTTTGAAACCTTTGAACCCTGTGCAATTTTAGGTGCAACCCTGTTTTTTGAATTTGAAGCCGCACTGATAATTTTGCCACGAACAAAATCAGCAAGTTTTGAAGTTTGCGTTCGGGCTTGGTTAGTGGCTTCCTCGTCCATTGCTTTAAAAGAACGAAGAATGGCGCGCAATTCTGCTTTGTCATAACTGATTGCTTCAGTTGCCATTTCCCCGCCTTTCCAGAATTTCAATAACCGTCAGAATGTCCTCTGCACTTTCGAAATCGTTTGGGTGTAGCCCTGTTTGAAGGGCTACTTCCCAAACTATTCGGCTGAGACTTCCGACTGGATAACTTTTGGGTTTGCTTCACCAACACTCACGTCAGCAATGGTTTCAGTCCAAACCTCTAGGGTTTTGATTGGCTTACCCGCTGCTTCACGCTTCATTGCATAGTAAGCAAGAAAAACAAGATCGGAAATTCCAATTTTGTCTTGCGCCTGTGCAATTGTGTTGCCTGTGTGCTTTTCCCAACGAACCCACTCAGGGGGTGCAGCAACAAACGTTGCTTGCTCACCACTGGTGAATTCGATCGTAATTGGTAGTTTCATTTTTTCTCCCGATTGTTTGTTTTAGAACGCTTCGGCTGGAATGCCGATAACGGTGAACGATAGTGACACGGTCTGCGCGTCTGGTGCAGTACCGCCCGCGCTTGGAAACGCTGGCAGAATCTGGAAAGTAAATGTTGCACCGCTTGTTGCAGTCAACACTGTTGAAATTCCTGTGTTCGGTGCTGATTCAGTTGCGTTCCATAGACCTTCGCACAATGAACCAGTCGCGCCCCAGTCTGCAAGCATTTCGACGTCAAACGAGAACTGGTCATCAATGTGACGGTAGACCTTGCCGTCTAAAGTTTGGTAGGTTTCAATTGTAGGGCTATTGGATAGCACCGCGCTTGTTGCTTGGGCGTCGTAGTTATTGCCACCAATAGTAAAGGTGACGTCGCGCCCAGTTATTACTGTTGTTGGCATTTTTACTCCTTATGTTGTTTGTGTGTAGTAGGTTGAAACGTTAATGTCTGCGACGAGCATTGGTGATTGACCCACTTCAAGCACCGTTGGCTTCTCGACGACGCCAACAACGTATCCTGCGGGCATTGCCGCAAGAATTCCCATGATTAGTTTTTCCAGATTGTCTAATGAACCCGCGTTGCTATTTGAAGCAACAATTGCGGTAATTGCAAAATTGATTTTAACTTTCGTTTGTGATTTACCCAGCAAAACAATTTCAAAATACGGTGAATCTGGGACAACCACTATTGCTGGTGGAATCGGCGATTCTGGGACGCTTGGATAAATGTTTGCAGCAAGTGCGCTAAACGCATTGGCTAGGGCTGCACGGGTTTCGGAAACGGCGTTGGCTGGCATTTATTGAACGACCGTTTCAACGTCTAAAAATGGCATAAGTAATGTCGACACTCTGTTAGTCAAACTGCGACCCATTCTGTATGGCGTACTTTGAAAATCGACGCCTTCGATCTGACCACCCGCTGCAACGCGTGATTGAAAAACTTCAACGCTTACTGCAAGAATGGCAGATTCGATTGGCGCACTGTTTGCATAAATTTCGGCGGCTGAATAGCCTGAAAGTGTTGCCGTACCTGCTGGGATCATTTCGCGCAATGTGACGTCCGCGCTGGTAATTGCTGCGGTGAAATGAAATTCTTTAACGTCAACGACTGTGACCGTTGCTGAAAATGGTGCGGGTAATCCAGCAACGACCACTGATTGACCAGCAACGAAATGATGTGCGCGTTGCGTGTAATACGTCGCAACGTTTGATTCTAGTTTGTAAGCGTTAATTGCTGAAGTGTTTGCAACCAGCATTGGCA